CTCCTTTGCTTGCTGTGCCTGTTGTGCCTGTTGTGCTTGCTGTTTCAGCCGAGCCTGATGAGACTCCGACTGCTCCTGCGAACGCTGCTGCTGCGCCGCCAGCGCGAGCCTGTGAAGCTCCTCGGCGCGCTGCGCCTCTCGGAGCTTCTGGCCCATCTGGAATTCGTGCATCTCCTGGGCGTGGCGCTGCTGCTGCTCGCTGTTCGCCGCCTGGTATCCTTGCTGCTGTGCGAACTGCTGCGCGTTCTGCTCTAGCTGCTGGCCCTGTGAGGCTGCGGTCGCTACTCCTTGCTGAGCGGCTGCTGCGGACTGATCCCCAGACGTATCGGGCTGTCCTTGTCCATTTTGAGCACCTTGACCCTGAGCTTGCGCTTGAAGTTGCATCGCCTGCTGCTGAACCTGCTGCAACCGCTCCCGGTGAGCCGCCACATGCAGAAGATGCATCTGCTGAACCTGCGGCGGGAACTGCTTGAACCGGGCCTCCTTCTCGAAGTCCTCATGGTTCTGGATGTGGTACTCGTCGTTGTCGTAGGGGTTGATGTTGATTGTCTGACCCTGCGCGATCAGGACGTTCTCCCGGTTAGCCTGCGTCTCGTCCCGCGTGAAATCCTCGATGAGTTTCGACAGCGCCCCCAAGTCATTGTCTTGAAAGAACTGGGCAAGCTGCCGTCCCCGTGGTGGATTGCCCGACTGCACAAGGAAGTTCATGATGTCGGTCATCTGGGCCTGCTTCGCCGCCTTAGACTGCGGTACGGCGCTACCGGCCTGCACCTCTACGTGGCAGTTTCCTTTGAGCATTGCGCCCTTGAAGTCAAAGATCCGCCACGCCCCATTCTCCCCACCAAGCGAGATGGTGCGTGGATCCGTGTAATAGGTCGCGACCAGCTTTAGGATCTTCTCGCCCAGCATCCCAAGCTCCTCCTCATGATCCGCCATATCGGGAGCGAGCATCGTGTCGTCCGACTCCTGAAGCAGATTGATCGCCGACGCTGCCGTAACCCCAGGGGGCACCTGCGCGGACGTAACCTCATGCTGCCCCGAAATCTCCTGCATGGACTCCTCGTTGTCCTGCAAGCACTCGATCACATAGTCCGGCAGCGGGGGCGCCTGAAGGACATCCGGCTTAGCGTTGGGCGAACCCACATCGTCGTAGAACACGACGCCGCCGGGCATCGTCATTGACCGAATGAACTTCTCCGGGTCCTGAACCGCCTGCTTAGACGCCAAGATCGTCGGGTTGCCAACACGATTGCGGTTCTCAGCGATCTGCGACTTGATCTTGTTCCGCTCCGTCTGCGGACCCCTGAGCGCATCCACGATACTCATGCCCCACACGCGTCCCGGCATTTGAATGCCCTGGAACATCACGTAGGGCTTGCAGTCAAAAGGCTTATCGTCCTGCTCAAGCATCTGGCTGATCTGTTTACGACCCGACGTGTGCAGCACCCACGTCTTCCGGCAGCCATTCGGATGATCCTTATTCGGCATGCACCAATACTCCCGGACCTTCACGCCCTTATAGGAGGAGGCGCCGGGGAGATAAACCATACCCATACGAGCCTCGATAAGCCCCGGGTTAGCCGGAGTGTCGGCCGTAACCTCCACCCCGTAACGCCGGTAAACGTACTCTGGGCTTTTGATCGACTCCTCAATCACCCACTCCGCATCCACAAACTCGGCCGCTAGCGGGTCGATGAACATTTGGAACGGGGAGCGAACCTCAACCTTCACGTCCCCCTGCGCAATCGTCTTAGTGTTGGTCGAACCGGGCGCCGCCTGCTCCGCAACCCGATGCTCAGGACTACCAGGTTGAACCGGCCCCATCTGCCCCATAAGCGGCTTACCGTTCTCGCTAAGGATCACGATGTCGCGCTTAGACCCGGCGCCCGAATCCCAAAACACCTTCATGAACCCGGCGCAGCAAATGCGTGCCCACAGAAGCGTCTGCATCCGATGCTTACCGATCTTCAGATGCTTCCACATGTACCGCATGATTTCGTCACCCAGGGCGGCAGCGTTAGTATCCTCCTCATCGCTGCTGTTGGGCGTGACAACGAAAATCGGCCGGTTCTTCGTCATCTTCGCGATCTCTTTGCGGATGATCGGCTGAATCCGGTTATCAACAACCGTGATACGGTTCTTGGGCATCGCCGGGCGGAACAACTGCCTGCCGTCCCAGGCAAGCCACTGCTCGTTAGCGTAATAGGCGAGGTTTAGATACCATCCCGGCTCCAGCTTCCCGCGCGCCAAGCGACCATACCTGTAGAGGGTGTCCAGATCCTCAACCGTCTTATCCTTCGGCATCGGCGTCCTCTAGCCCTTCGCTCAGGAAACTGTCGTCCCAATGGATCTGCCCTACCAGATAGGACTCGTCCAACTCCCCTTCAACGCCCTCAGCGGACTGTGTAGGCAGATCCATAAGGGGCGTTCGCTCCGGCCGCTGAATACGCTCAAGAAGCTGCTGGCGCTCCTTGTTCCAATCCGCGTTCATGTTCCGGCGTTCCGCGGTCCACTGGGCCTGCGCAGCCTTGTGAACACCGAGGATGGCATCTACCGTCCTTTTGAACACCCATCCGACGCTGATCGCGACAACGGACGTTATCGCCGCCGAAACCACAATGGTTGCGATCATGGTGTTATCACAATGGTTGCGATCATGGTGTCACCAGCGCATAGTTAGCGTCTCTCAAGAACCCTCCCGAATTCTCCACCGGGGCTACCGCCAGCGCGGACGTGACGGTAACCACCGACCCGTTAGCGTCCCTAAGGAACCCACCGGACATCTGCATGGGCGCTACGGCCGACGCGAAGGCGACCGCCTGTAAGCCATACACGCCATCCCTTTGGAAGCCCCCGGACGGCAGCCCGGCGTTAGTGGTCGTGACAAGGGAGTAGTTCGCATCCCGGTCAAACCCGCCGGACGGCTCCGTGGGGGCGACGGCCGAAAGCTCGTCCACCGTGATGAGTGCATAGGTGGTGGTGTCGTGCATGAACCCACCCGTGAAAGCTGGCACGATGGTTACGCTCCCGGCTGTAAGGACGAGGGAATCGGTTGAAACCGACTGGTTCGGCGGAAAGGCAAAGAACGGCGCGAGACTAAGGGACGTGGTGCTAGTAGACGCTGACGCGCCAAGAAGGAGGAACGTCGTTGCGGTCAGTGACAGCGATGTTGTGCTCGTAGACGCCGACGCGTCCAGAAGGAGAATCGCCGGGGCGGTAAGCACCAGAGAGGCGGTCGAGGTGCTAGCGCTCGCGTCAAAGAGGATTTGCGTCGGCGCGGTGAGAGCGAGGCTGGTAGCGCTAGTGCTAGCGCTTGCGTCCAACGGTATCTGCGTCGTCGCGGTAAGCGCAAGAGACGCCGTGCTTGTGCTCGCGCTAGTGGCGAGCGGAAGCGTGACCGGCCCGACTAGTACGAGGGTGCGGCCAATGAACGGCTGCTGAACCGACCTGCCGCCCCGTCTCATCTACGTCTCCTAGCGGTAGGCGCTACGCCACATCGCCTGCGGCCAGTTCACCATCTGCGGGTTGGGTGTCGGCGCTGCGCCGGTCGCTGCAAGGATCTCTACCATCGCCTCGGCGTAGTGAATGGTTGGGGCCGTGTCGTTGATGGTCGCTGACGCCCCCGCCGCAAGGTTCATGCCGGTCAAGTACTGCCCCCACCCAGAACCGCCCCCACCGGAGTTGTAGCCGAACGAGTGGCCGTTCCAGGTGATCGACTGCCCCGTGCCCGGCGTGCCAATCGTGCCGCTCGTTGCGTTCCCAATACCAGCGAGCACCAGGGAGTTCGACCCAGTAAGCGACGCAATCGTGCAGGACGGAAGCCCGTTACCGCTAGTGCTCACATTCGTGGCCCCGACCGGACTGGCCGCCTGTCCGGTAATGACCGCAACACCGAATCCCCACTGTCCAATTGCGGCGGTCGGATTACAAGTGACGGTCATCGAAGCCGAGGTAGTTACAGTGCCCAGCCAAACCGCGCCACCAGAGTTGTTAGCCGTCTCGGATACCGCCGCGCTGGCGTTCCATGTCACGCCCCCGCCGGTATTGCTCGGGCTGTTGATTCCCGTTGCGCTCCACCCGGTACCAAAAATGACGATTAGAAGGCTACTGAGCGGCGGCGTGAACGACGCTGTCGTGAGATTGGTCACTGAGGCATTGGTACTTACAGCCGCAGGGGTGCTGCTGTCAATCGCGAGCGCCATGAGCGCTCACCCTACTCCTCGAAGTAGAACGTGGCGAGACAATCCGGCGTAACACCCGAAGCGGTCGTATACCTAAGCCCGATACGCTGACCGCCCGTAGCGGTAGCCAAACCCTCAGCACCGAACGGCTGCCAATCCTTCATTGCCCCACCCAACGGCTGGAGGTAGATCGAGTCGATGATCGCGTAAGTTGTCGGCTCAGCCGTAAGCGCTGTTAGCGCCGTGGACTGCGCCGCGCCGTCCTGCTCATCCGTCTTGACCGGCGTTGTGGACGTGCCCGTGGGCGAGCCGACCGTCGTAGCCCTAACCAGATCGAACTGCACGGCAGCCGCAGCGGCACTCCCGTCCAGGCTGATCGTAACCGCCCGGAGCTTGCAGCGCACATTAGCCCCGGGGGCGAGAAGAATGAGGCTTTTGGTCGCCGCTGACGTAAGCGTCGTCTTGGCGCACGGAACCGTGTAAAGCGGCATTACAGCCCCGACCAGAGGTTCCAGAGCGTAGCGACCGTGTTATTGACGGTCGTGTCCGTCGAAGCGGCATTCAGGCTTCCGAACGCGCAGGCGCTAAGAATGAGCGGCTGAAGGTTCTGCTGGCCCGTAACGACCTTAGTCGCGAACGCCGCCCGGGTTGTATGTCCCGTAACGCCCGTCCCCTCCGTCTCCACGTTCTGCGCCTCCGTATAAATCGCTGCGGTGACCTGCGCAATAACGCGAGGGTCGAGCGAGGCGGCGTAATCGTCGGCTAGCGCCATTCCTGTCCCTTCTAGATGAGCGTGATCGAAATGCCGCCGGAAGCGACCGTGGCGGGCGTCTGCGTCGTACTGATAACCGTGCTCGTGCACGACCCCCACAGAATCATGTTCCCAGCGCCCGTCGTCGCAGAATCACAGAGCGCCCAGCCGATGATCGTTGACGAACCACCCGTACACGCCGCGAACGTGATCGTGCCGTTATTCGACGTGGACGACGCCGCCCCGGCGCCACCGGACGAAGCGCTGTTCCAAGCGGCGGCAGCCAAGCTCTGACGGGCGTAGCCGGTGTACGTCGCCTCGACAATCGTCGCGCCCGTCTTGCTGGAGTCCGGAACCGTCGTACACAAGCACAGGTACACCGGGGACACGAACGGGGTGGTCGTAACCTTGCCGGTCACGCCATCAAGAACGTGCGTCTCCATATAGTTCGAGAACGTGCCCGACACTTAGCGCTCCTTCTTGGCGAACCAGCGGCGCTTAGCCTGAGGCTCAAGGACGATTTCTACCGGCTTCTGCTTCTTAGGCCGCCCCACAGCTTCGCCCGTCAGCCGGGCGAAGCCCTCCGGCGTCATCTGCCAGCACATTCCGCGCTCACGATGCACCTCCTGCGCATCCCCCAGTTCCCTAAGCTCAAGAAGGTAAGGGACAAGCTGATCCGGGTTAGTGAAGCTGGTAGAGCGATCCTGCTGCATCCGATCGACAAGCTGCTCCACCGTCCACCCATAATCGTCGTCGGGGACGGACAAGTGCCCAAGAACGCGCCTGTGGGTGTCGCTGGGGAAAACGCCAGCCACGTCAGTCATCGAACTCCTCGAACTTCTCCGTAGGCTCAGTGGACGGAATAGGGCCATAGGTAAGCTGGACAACGTGACGCGTGTAGACAACGCGCCCAGACGGGAAACGCTTAGCTGCCGACAAGCCGAAGTAGTCGCTTACGCGCTCAGGGCTACGCCCCTCGACCCAGAACACGTCGCCGGAGCTAAGCGCAACCCTGGTTCCCGTGGCCTGCACAAAGGGCGGCGGCACGCGGAGATCGTCGTAGAACGCCATTGTCACGCTGGCCGGTCTTTCAATGTCGCCTCAAGTCGCATCGCGTAATCCTTCCAATGGGCGTTCTCGACCTCCAGGCGCCGAATCTCGTTCAACTGCCTGCGGTGAAGCTCCGGCTTCAACGCCGCGAACTCGGCAAGCTCCCTAACGCAGTCCTTACAGAGGTGCAGATCGTCAGAGCCGTGAACCCACGACAAATTCTCATCCTGAAACACCCCGGCGTCAAACGCTGCGCCGCAGTCGTAGAACACCAGCTTGTCGTCGGCGCCACGGGCGCACATGGAACAGAACGCGGGCTTAGGGTCGCTAAGCCGGACCCGGTGCTGGATGGCTGCTGCACTAAGGCTCACTTACGAACCCCTTGCCCTTTCGTTGCGCTTATGCTCCGGGAGGGAGCGAATGTATTTCAACGTCTTACGGAACTGCCAGCGCGGATTGCGGCAAGTCGCGTAAAACAGAAACGCGAAGACCACCGCCATCGCAACCAACCCAAGAATCAGAGTCACGCTCTCACGCCCTAAACACCCCAGGTCCCCCGTGGAAGTCTTCTAATCCGCCCCTGTCGCGCCCCCTAAGGCGCTCCAACGACTTACGAAGCATCCAGTCCTTACGAGACTCACTCGGCCTCTGACGGGCCTTAGCGGGCGCCAGAGGACGCTGCATCACCACATACCTCAAAGCATCAAGGGCGTGGTCGTCCTTCTTCACCGGCTTTTCCGTCGCCGCCTGCTCCGTCCGAGGGTTTTCTTTGACCCACCTGTACTTACGGAACTCGGACCTAAGCTCCTGGCAAGGAGCCGCAACAAAGAGTTTGTCAGCCGCAAGACGCTCCTTCACATGGTTAATCCCGGCCGTAACGGCGTTCTGACCCGGGATCGTGTAAACCCCATAGTCAGCAAACTCCTGCTGGTCGCTCCGTCCGGTCTGATTGTTTTTATTGCGGGCCGCAGGGTCGATCACGTAGAAGTTCGGAACGACCCCCCACCGTGCGTTATGCACCTTGATCTGCTTGCAAATCTCGCTGATGCGAGTCTGAGGCAGGCAAATCTCATCGAACACAACCATCCGGTCGTCCTGATCCAAGAATGCGTAAACCACCGCGCACAAATGCCGATACCCAGGGTCAATCCCACAAAAAACTTCTACGCCATGTGGAAGCTCTGATGGCTGCGGACAAACGTGATGCTGCTCACGGAACTCCGGGTAGATCAACCCGGCGAAAGCCACGAACCTGCCCGACTTGCGGGCTTGCCGCTCCTCATGGCTTAGACCCTCAAGAGCGAACTCCTTAGCCTCCTCGTTCAAATGCGGGTTATCGTCCATATCAACCAGCAAGATCGTCGCCATCTGCGGATTCAGCTTCCCCGACTCCCACGGCTCAAAGAACTCGTCGTACACCCACGACATTCCAGCCAGCGGAGTCATTGAGAACAGTTCTTCGCCCCCATAGTCGATAAGGCGCATGAGGCATTCCCGGCGAATGTCCTGACGAGGCTCCTCATCAAAAATAACCCTGTGGAGTGCTGCCCCTCCGAACTTGTCCAAATCCTGATCATTGGACATGAACTGCACCCACGAACCATTGGCGAAGCGAAGCATAAGCTGCACCTTGTCCCAAGCCCGATCCATGCTCTTTCCCTTGAGTTGCCCACGCGGGCACCACTCCCGGAACTTCTGAAGCGTTACGCCCTCTAGGCTTCGGGTAAGGTCGGGAATGACCACGCGGGCGTAGAACGGAGGTTCCCAGCGCTTGTATTGCTGCAAATGCTGGGGCACCACGTCGCGGTCACAGGCTTGGAGAATAGTGTCCACCATTGATGCCGTAGTCTTCCCGGACCTATTGCCTCCGAGGAAAAGGCGACTACGCGGGAATGGGGGACTGTGGAAGACGACCTGCTTGTCATGCGGCTCATACCCCAGAAGGGGATTCTCCCGATGCAGCCTCTCCAGGGCAAGAAGCTCCTGCTGAACCTCCGCATACTCCGCAGGCGTCAGCCTGGCAAGCTGCTCCGGGTCCACCCTCAGCTTCTTCAGAAACTTCTCGTCCATACTTCTCCAGCACCTCTTTCGAGCGCAGGTAGTTCGCAGGCATGATCGCCTGCGCTCCAAAGACTTTCTCCCAAGCCTCCCCGGCCTTACCCCCAAGCCAAATGCGGCTAGTGGACTTCACGCTACCCTCCCAAGCTTCCGCCGCTGCGTCTTG